AAAGCAAATGACATCTTTAAAATCAAGCCACTATCGACCAGTTTCATTACGTCTTTGCCCGTCGTTGTATCAATGACTTCGCTTGACTGGAATAGCCCACCATCTCTAACCTCCAACGACAGCGTGCCGTTGCGAGTGCCTGCTAAAAGTAAACTGTTGTCGTGGTTTAGGTTAAGCACCACGTCGCTCATATCTGCCTCATCGAATGCCCGAGGGTCGATTTCCTCTGTGAACCATCCCATATCGGCAGTCTCGTTAAAGACGACAGCAAACCCCTCTACACGCCTCTCGTTATCGGCGCTACGTTTGAGGCTTGTCGTCGTGTATCTAACTAACTTCGTCTCCATCTTCGGTCTCCTCTGCTACAACTTCCTCTTCCTGCGGATTGCCAAATACGCTTTGGAAGTTCTTGTTGTACATAAGTTGGTCGCCACCTTCAATCGGCGGTAACTTGTAAATCATCCGTCTGCGCTCATTCGTAGTGATATCCATTGCGCCCTTGTAGGCAACATCGATAGCAGTTGTGATTGAGACGTATTCAAACGGATTGCGGTAATACTCGATTCTATGGCCTTGAGTAATTGCTGTCTTGGAGAATATCTTGTAGGACATCTCCGTGACGAACTGTTCAATCCTAGGTGCAACCGTCTTATAAAAAAAGACTTCCATTGCATCTGCGGAAGCCGTACCATCAACGACCTTGCCGTTGATGCCATAGAATTGTAATAACAAATCGATATACTTATTGATATCCTGCGTTGATGTAGTAGAGAACGGATTGCCCAAAGGCTTCCACTCTTCGCCCGCATCAAGGACAAGGATTCCTCCTTTGGTCTTCTTGATACGTTCGATGATTTCCTCCTGCTTGGAAATCTTCTCTTCCTGCCCCGCCATAACACGGGTCGCAACGCCACGGGCGTAACCAGTCGCCGCACCACCAATTTGAATGATGCCCCTAACCGTGCCGCAGTCCTTTAACTCGTTGATTAAAGTGCCTAAACTGTAATCGATTAAGTCGATAATGACGCGGTTGTAGTTACTGGCTGTGAATAAATCCCCGTAGAAGATATCGTTCGGATTTGCTCTTAAGTGAATGACGTTTCTGTAATCGACCAGTTCAAGTATGCCCGTCTTGATGTTCCTATACTTGAACATGACCATTTCCTCGGTGATTTGATAGCCACCGCCGAATTCATAGTCGCAGGCATTGACTGGGTTGATGCGGATGACGTTGCCGTTCTTGTCCCTTTCAAGGAACGCAATGGCATTTCCCCACTTGAGCAGTTGATACATCATCGTATAGAGGAATTCGTATTTGCTCTGTAAAGGATTCGGCCTTGTACCAACTAGGTAACTCAACTTGTCTTCCTTCACTTCGTAATTGCCGTTCTTCTCAACGACGTGCTTCAAATCGATTTTTGCGAATTCATTAGCAACCGTGTTGTAGATTTCCTCCATAATCGGAGTTGTCGGGGTAAAGATACCTCCCGCCGTCCAATCGGTGAAACCTACCAGTTGCCCGTCCTTGACATAATTTAGACCTCTCTTGGAAACGTGAACGTCATATTTAGTAAATGGAATATGTATTTTCATCCCGTCTCCTATCTGTTAATTAGATAATCGTCTAATTCCTTCTTCTGCTTGCGCAGTTCTCCCGTGCCGTTCCCACTCTCCATATGCAGTAAAACGGCATTGAGGCATTTGAGAATCATCTTGTCATCCTCCTGCCTCTTCTCTAACTGTTCGTCGACTTCCTTCTGTCGTTTCTCTAAACCATCTATCTTGTCCATGAACCTCTTAAACGGTTTGAAGATGTAGGCTATAACGCCACAGAAGCCGACAATCCACGAACCGACATTAAAAATCTGTGACAATGTCACGTTTTCCATTAAACGCGCCTCCTTGTGTAATCAATACTTAAGTCATCATTCACTATGCTGTCTTTGTAGCCGAAACGGTGATGATGCTCGTCGTGGCAATAAGAATGGCACGCTACTAGGTTGTCCATGTTGTACGCTATATCAAAGTCTGTATAGTTGCTCTCATTCAGTTCTTCTTTATGGTGTACAGTAGCCCTTCTAGTGATGATTTTCCCGCAGAAGAAACATATCGCCTTGTCACGCTCGATAACCGCTTTGCGGGTCTCTTGCCATAACTTGGTCTTATATATCCTCTTGTGCTGTTCCACCGTCCCACCATCCTTTGAGATACTCAAGGTTCGCTTCTCCCGTATCTTTGTTATGAATGAACACATTGCAGGCCGAACGGGCTGAAAGATTGGCAATAACGCCATCCTTACGTTCCCTTAATGAGTTGGTGAATGTGATGTTGCCATACGGGTCTTCTTTGGATTGGGCGGCGGCAAAATGCAGTTCACTCAATCGGTTGTTGTTATAGACCAAACCCCGAGACCTTACGTCCTTTGTAGTCTGTATAATCGGTTGAGAATTCTTCTTGTCTTCCATACGGAATTTGATGACGGGAGGTTTCCCGTCGAGACTTGGAATATTTTGATTGCAAAAAGCCTCTATCTTGGAGGCTTTGTTTGGGTCTAGCCCGAATTTGCAGATTATCCAGTTGTACTTAAGTTCCAAATGGGCGATGTAGTAAATAATGAAATCCTCCGTCACGCCCGTGCAATCGCACCGTGCTTGCTCTCCGAACTCACTCACTAACGTCTCGACAAGTTCCTCATCGATGACGACGACATCACCCCTTTGGGCGTACAACTTGTAGCCGTATTTCTCGGCACGCGGATTGTACAGAATATTCGCGTCTTCCTTGGATTTCGCTTTCAGCATATCCCGACGTTCCACTTTGACTTCGCCGTCGACCTTAAGTTCCTCTTCCCAGTATTTCGGGATAAAGTAGAAATCCTTGCAATACTCTTCATCCGTGTATGGATTGTAGAGCATCATTTCCAAGGCGGACAAGTCGTTTGTCGGATTGCGCAAATACGCCATGTCTAGGCCAAGGAATACTGGAGCATTATAGAAGATGCTTTCGTTGAATTCCTTGGCTCGGCATTCGCGCTCGCTGAAGAACGACGTAATCGGGTTCTGCGGGATATTGAAGTTCTTTGTTAGAATCGAGACCTTTTTGGTCGGGTCGTTGAGCATATCGACGATTTTGCCTTTCAGCAGTTCCACCGATACGGCAACGCCCAAACTGGGATTCGATTTCTTGAGGATTCCAATGTCTCCCTTGTTGTACGCTTCGATAATTTCGTCGTAACTTGTTTGCCTATATATCGCAAAAAATTTACGAAAGTCTTTCACTTCGCTATTGCCGAACAGTAATGCGTGTGCCAACTCCTTGCGGCTGTCTAAATAGCCTCCTCGGACAGTTCCGTCCGTGGATGCCTCAATCGTAAGGCTGTCCGAGCGCTTAACGCTCTTCCTTAAATCGTCAGCATACTTCGATGTCCGCATTCCGTGGATTTCATCGATTACCAGTACGGCAGGGATAATCCCTTCGAAGTTCGTACCATCGGAAGACATCGCAATCAGTTTGGAATTCATTTCCTCGATTTCGATTTCACCGATTGATGTACGGATGTTCGCGTGCTTTTCAAGAACCTTGTTACGCTTGATTATCTTCATCGTGTTGTCAAAACACAGACGAGATTGTTTATAGGCATTAGAGCCTATATAGATTTTTGCACTAGGCAAAATATCATGGTAGAGAAAATAAAGGTTTAGGAAAGAGATGAACGTCGTCTTTGAGTTTCCGCTCGCAATGAGTATGAGAACGTCATTGACTATTCGGACGTACTTCTTAACTAAACCTATTTGGTTTCCGTTGTCATCAAACTCCTCCACCTCTAGGTAACCCCAAAAGCAAAGAATCGAGTAGATGACCCACTTCTGCCAAAGCAATAACTTAACTGGCTTGCCTGCGTTCTCACCTTCGACAAGAATACAGTATTTCTCTATCCAGTCAACACAATGTTTCCCCTTTTCCTCAATGAAATCAAACTTCTTTAACATCTCCCTTTGCAATTCGCATTGCGCAATTATCTCGGGTGAATAGAACCTTGAGTTATTCTCAACGTCCTCAAGATATTGGAAGAAGGGATTAGTCGAACGGGTTGTCTTCTTGACGCGGCTCGGCAATTCTGCCGACCTCCTGCTCCAAAGAAAGAATTTGATTCCTTAAGGATATGTTGACCTTTTGAAATTTCTCAAGCAATCCCATTTGCGGTAACGGGGAGAGGGTGCCATTGCCGTTGCCGTGCATGAGGATATCTTGATTATCGATTTCGAACTGTAACCTTTGAATAAGACCTTCGTTCCTAACGTATTGCTCTTTGCAGTCTTGTAGCATATCTAATACGCTAGAATCTTCACTCTCATCAATACGACGAACGTTAGGCTTGAAATTTCCACTCTTCTTCGATGTCTTCTTGGCGGTCTCACGTTTCAGTTCGGCCGTCTCTTCGACCTTCTGCAAAACACGCTTTGCGTCCTCTTCCGATAGGGTTTCGGTTTCAATGCCTAGACTTTTCTTCGCGTCTCTAATGGTTGATTGGCTTACGTTGGCAGTTTCTGCCAGTTTCCTTTGACTTTGCGTCATCATGCTTCTCCTATAAAAAAACCGACGAGCAAATATGAGCATTGGTTTAGTGTTTCTTGGGGATAGAAAACGAATACTTTGAAGAAAGGAGGCTCGTCGGTATGAAAAAGAAAAGCAATGACCTCTCTACCTAGTCATTGCTAATATCATATTACCACGAAATATCGTGAATGTGTACACATTTTTGTGGATGAGTAGACCTTCATCAAAAGCGGTGTCCAAGAAGGAGAG